GGGGCTGCACCGGTTTCGACGGGGGTGTGGAGGCTGGATAAGCGGGCGGCGGCGCCTGACCGCCATAAAACGGGCAACTTAAAAATTAACTGACAACAATCGTATTGCTGTCGCTGCCTAACTAAAGGCAGCCGTCTGAACCGGAGAGGCCGCAGGCCGGGGAAGGCGTCGTTTATGCGGCGGACGTGCGGCGGGTAAGAGTTGCCCCGCCCATGCATTATGACTCTACTGAACCGCGCAGTCTGTCAGGTGTCTGCGCGGAGAGGGAACGCTGAAACCTGACTGCGCCCGGAGAAAGTCTTGTCAAAGCGCTTTCGGACAGGGGTTCGACTCCCCTCAGCTCCACCAATTTAATCGCAGGTCGAACCCCTGAGGTGACGATAGTCGTCTTGCCTTACGGTTTCGTACTTACGACCCAGATTAAGGATAGGCTTTGAGCCTGTCCTTTTTTCTTTTTGGTAGTCGGTAGTCCGTTTTAACGAATTTTCCTTATATATACATGTAATGCGAGGGAGCGACGAGATTGCGCTTTGAGTCCCTTTACTTTTTGGAAAAATCTTTTTAGTTTTTACGAACTACCAGTACTACCAGATAGCCAAAAGCCTTGCAAATTAAGGACTTTCTTCGGTAGCAGGCTCGGTAGCAGAGGGCTCGGGCTCGACTACCTCGACTGCTACAGAGACCCGCAGGAGCTGTCCTTCGGGGACGAATGCCTTAATTTGCTTGACAAAGCTCGCCACATTGAACGCTCCGGAGAAACAGAAAGAGAAGTTCTCCAAAGTTATTTTTTTTGTCGGCGCATTCGCGCTGATACCGTAGTCTTCCCGGAATCTCTCAAGGTCTTCCTTCTTCGGCTGAAAGCCTCTTTTGAAGGAAAAGCCTCTCTTGCTCAAGTACACACCGACCGCACCGGCGTTCGCACCCATAAGCTCGGCCAGCGCCGAGGGGCCGACGCCGTACTTGTCAACGATGTTCTGCACGTAGTCCTTCTGCAAGCTCTCAGGCAAAGCCTTGAATTCCGTGTAGCTGATACGCCTTTTCAGGTTAATCGTGTAAGTGGGTCCGCTCATTTCTCTCATCTCCTTTGCTGTATACTGCGGCAGGCGGCAACCGCTACGACGAGGTCGTTTCTTTGAGCTCCTCGCCGTTATAGCTTTCTCTTTGACGTCCTCAAAGAAAACGTACTTCTCGTCTTTCATATAAACCTCCCCGGGCAAGCCCCAGACCTCCCGTATCGCGCTTTGGCTCAGGGGCCCTTAGATTTACCCTCTGAAAACTTTGGACGCGATACGGGCTGTTCTGGAGCCATTTTAGTCAGCCCTCTCCATAGCGACCTCGCAGATACCGCAAATGAGGCTGAGGTCGGCGGTCGTTTTAACTTCCTGCCCGCAGACCGGGCAAACATAGCGGTGAGGCTTTTCGCGTTCGGCCTTTGCTTTCTCCTCAGGCATAACGCGGGCGAACGGGACCTCAAGTACGAAGCCGTTATCTTCGAGCGTCTTCTTGAAGGCCTCGGTCGGATTCGTGTGGGAGAAGCCCACCGTGCGGTCATAACCGATTTCAAGGTCTCTCGCCTCAGCCTCAGCCTTGAAGGTCTTGTTGTGGTAGCGGCCCTTCTGGCAAGTGTCCTGAATCTCATTCACGAGGCAGTAAAGATGGACCATCTCATGGCACATCGTCGCCGCCGTATTAGCGGACGGGCGATTGAGGAACTCGGCGCCGATGTTGATTTCGTACTGGCCGTCACTCTCGCTCTTCCAAATCTTCTTAGTGGAGCAGTGACCGTAAGCCTTAGGGGTAGACTGAACGGTGATAACCGGTTTCGGCAGTGCGTTGTCGAAGTAGACGCGATTCAGAATGTCGAACAGGCTCTCGAGCTTAGTCACGACGTCCGACATTTTCATGGGCTCGTCGTGGGTCTCAGGCTCAGCGGTCTCGTTGACCTCGGTCTCAGGCTCCTCGTAGAGCTTCCAGCGACGGTCATAGCTTGCAGCGGCCATGATACTCGGCTCGGCGTTAGGCTCGTCCACGGGAACGGAGTGAATCTTGCGATTCTCCTCGTCAATGCCCACGACCAGACGGACCTCGTTGGTCTCCTTGTTGATAATCTTCTTGTTAGCGATAATGCTCATGTCTTTCATTGTATTTGCCTCCTTTGTAATTCTCAGTGTTTTCCAACTGACAATTATATTTTACCGTGTTCAGTAGAAAAAGGGAGCGCGTAAAACTGCCGGGATTCTGCGAACTTTTCGTTGCAGTTCTACCGCTTTTGGTAAGTAGTCAAGTCTCGGACTGCGGCGTCAAACTTTTCAAGGACCATATCGAGGTCCGTTCCGTTAAAGCACGCAAAGCCTTCGTCAGCGTCAAAGATAGCTTGATTGAAGTCTTTACGCCGCGCGTCATGGTGAGGACTGTCCACGGTAAGGCGTTTGATGAAGGCCTTTCTCAGTTCCTCATACATCGCTTTCCTCCTTATCCGGCTTTGTCAGGTCTTCAGGCTGGCAGTCAAGAGCAGCGGCCAGCTTGAGAGCTGTTTTAAGCGTGATATTCTCAGGCTTGATGATACCGGCCTCAATGTCACGGATTTTCTGATAGCGGATTCCGCTGACTTTTGCCAGCTCGGTGCGTGAGAGGTTCTTTGCCTCTCTCAAGTCTTTCAATCCCAAAATGATTTCCTCCTTATAGGTCTTGATAACGCTTTGAGCACTGCACGTTGTTGCAAAACACCTTGCTACCAATCACCTTCAGCGGTTTACCGCAAAAGGTGCAGTACTTAGGTCTTGCGGCGCGCAAAGCCTCTGCTTTTGTCTGTCCGCTCTGCATGCGTTTTACCATGCACATAACCGAGCCGTATTCGCAAGCGGTCGGGCAGGTATCAGCGGCTTTGCAGTAGCTGCATTCTTCGTGAAACATATATCCTCCTTTCACCGCGGGGCACAAGGCCCCGCGGATTCATAGATTGATGATTAGATATAGAAGCCGAAGCAAACGCCGCCGGCGTAGTTGGCGCCGTTATTGTACGCGGTGCCGCTGCTGTTCACAAAGCAGAAGCTGCCGGAGGAGCTCCCACCAGGAGAACGCTCCCACCACCAGCTCGCAGTTCCGTTCTCGTCGACCTTGATACGGTTGCGGCGGTCCTTGAAGTACTCGAACTGGAAGCCGCGGTCAGGGTCATTCTCGGTCCAGTCATGCTCGCCGAAGACCTCCATCTCGGAGAAGAGCCAGAGCTTGTCCTCCTCTTCGCCGAACTTGCGGGGCTTGATAGCCGCGACGAGCTCGTCAGGGAGCAGCGCGAGAACTTCGCTGTTGAGGTAGCGACGCATATCGCAGGCGAGCCAGCCTCCTTCGTTAGTCCAGTCTTCATTCATGCGGTGATAGCCGAGCAGATTCTTCAGCCCGATAACGCCGTCGTCCATGACGACGAACACGACCTCGCGACCGTCCTTAAGAGTTTCGGCGATTTCGTCGCCGACCTTGAGTGTACCCGGATTTGCCCAGTCAAAGGCACGGGTCTCTTTCGTTGTAATAGTTGTCATAATAAAAACCTCCTGAAAAATATATTTGCTTATAAGAGCGTTCTGCCCTTGAGAAGCCTTCTGATAGTCCACACATCGGAGCAGTACATCGGCGTAAACCAGTAGCTCTCCAATGCGTCATCCGAGCGCATGGGCTCGGTAAGTGAGTTGCCTACTTTGATATAACCAGCGACACCAAGAAGGGAGAGCTGGATATAACACATATAGGCTACGGTGTAGTCAACGTCCTGCGCGGTCACGAGAACATGATTCTGCCAGTTCAGGCCGGCCTTGCTTATCTGCTTAGCCGCAGCGTGAACGCCAGCAATCAGAGTAGCGCCGGCACCGCAAGCGCAGTCGTTAATTGAGATATAGCCTTTCGCCTCGATAGTCGGCAACACGTTGTCGCAAGTCATTTCTGCCATCATTCGGCAAACATCGTAAGGCGTAAAGAACTGCCCGCCGGAGTCATTGCCGAGGTTAAGCGCCATGAAGATACTTCCGAGGAAGTCCTGCTCCGGATTCTTCTCGAGAGCAAGGACCACTTCCGCAGCGAGCTGAGGAAAAATCTCTTGCTCCTTCTTGTTGTACTTCTGAATCCGCTTGAGGTAGAGCTCTTCCCGCTTTTCAAAGTGAGACTTGTCGACTGCGTTCGAGATAGCGCAAGCGTACATCGTAACGAAGTCCTGCCAGACCTCCCACGGAGTCCAGCGGTATGTAAGCTCTCGGAAGAGCTTTACAAAAGGTTGGTCGTCGGTCTTTCCGACTCTTTTTGCCATTGAGTTGCTTCCTTTAATAAAGTAGTGTGCTAAAGTAATCAGCTCGAAAGAAACGCCCTTACGGGCGAATCTTTCTCAGACGATATTGACCTCGTAAATGAGGTAGTCGGTGAAGTCTGCCGTGCGGTAAAGGTACGGCGAGATTTGCTGCGGACAGTCGGAACGACTCTCGACAAAGGCCTGCGCCTTTTCTAAGGTTGAGTAGCCTTCCTGACTGACTTTCCCGAGGCTCGCCTCGGGAATCACTTGAACGATGTAAACTTTCATACTATTGCCTCCTTGTATTATTTATTATGCCGCGTTTTACTGATTTCGGGAGCGCGTAAAACCGCCGGGATTCTGCGAACTTTTCGTTGCGGTTTTACCGCTTTCAGTCAATCACGCAACCACCTTGCAACGCGTGAGAACAGTCTGCTTGACGCCGTTCCGTTCGTTGTGAGCTTTGATTGTGGCCTTGATGGTCATGCGCTCTTGAAGCTCAATAGGTCGAGACGCGTACCAGATAAAGACGTTTCCTGCCTCATCAGCGAACTTATAAAGGTAGGTGGTACCGAAGTCGTTATACCATGAGGTGAGAAGCACCGCAGCAGTCAAGTCGAGGGTCAGACGAGTACCCACTTCTCCAACATACGCCGAAGTATTTTCCGTGTTTGCTCTCTGTTCTTCCCGGGCTTTACGCTCCATATAATGCTCATACGCGAGAGGCATGTATGCCAGCCGGCCGACCTGCTTAGCCGTTACATATTCGCCCTTAGCAAATACAGAGCAATTACGCTCAAGGTCACTTGCAGAGTCAAAGTCAATGCCAAGCAGCCAGCTATTGATAAGCTCGACCTGCGACATTGCTTTGTCAGAGGCGGCTACTTGCTCGCGGAGCTTATCAAGAACAACTTCCCGTGTGCTATCCTGCTCGTCGCTTTTGCGGTAGCCGTATTCCTGAATTGCGTCATAAGCGCAGGCGAGAATCTGGCGGACCTCAAACATTTGCGCGCCCCGGCGAGTATTCCAGTCAGTCATAGAGCAATCAAGGTCCTCTGGAAAGAGGTCTCTCACTTCGGCCCAGAGAGCGGCAGTCGCCGGGCTGATTCCGGTGTAGTCATGCAGGCAAGCACGTCCGACCTGTCGAGTATCGCCCTCGGCGTTCTCAATGAAGAAGGTAACGGCGCGCCGGCGATTCGTGTTGCAATGGTCGCAATGAGGAGTTGCGGTAAACCACTCAGAGCGGGCTTTCTGCTTACCGAAGCAGCTTACGACATTTCCCTTGTCCCCGTGCTCGACCTTAGCGAGAACAGTCCAGCCGTTCGCCTTGATAAGCTCTTCGCAAGCAATATCAAAATCAACGGCAGCGACCTTGTAGGAGCCGGCTTTGCAAGAGAAGTCATCGAAGACGTTAACAGTCTCGGGGTGTTCATCGGAAACGGTGTAAGAGAACGGAACATTATAGCGAGCAGCCTTTTTAGCGAGCTTATCAAGGCGCTTGCTGACTTCCTCGGCTCTATCTGCATAAACAGTAAAAATCATAATCGTTACCTCCTTAGGGTTTACTTTCTCGCCTGAATGCGATATAATGTATGAACACTCTCGAACTCAGCCGGTCTTGCGGCCGGCCAAGCTCTCGAGCGGACGAGGTTAGTCGTCAGTTACGTATTCAAGGTACTCGGTGTCGGTCGCGAAGAGCATATACTCTCCGTTTACCAAGCCCATGAATCCGTAGTCGGTGTGGTAGCCGTCCATGATTGACCTCCTTTCTGAGCTCTCGTTGTTCCAGCAACGGGGGCTCTTTTCTTTGTCAAGGTTTTCCCCTTGACAATTATTATTTTACCGTGTTTGGTAAGAAAAGGGAGCGCGCAAAACTGCCGGGATTCTGCGAACTTTCTGTTGCATTTCTACCGCAAATAGTAAAAGGCCGGAGCCGTCCCACGAAGGAACGACTCCGGCCTTATCTCTTAGGCGAGCTGATTTACTTTTTTCTGTACGGCGGCGTAGTCATACCCAGCGGCCTCAAGCCGCTTTTTACGCTCCGCGCCGTTGCCCCACTTGCCTTGCAGGACCTCCCGAGCGAGCTCGTCTACCGACTTGCCCGCGCCCTCCTCAGTAGTGATGAAGGCCGAAAAGCCCGCGGCTTGCAGCTTCTTCATCATAGCCTCCGCGTTCGCCTTGACCTTGAAGGCCCCGACCTGAATCTTGTAGAGGCCTCCGGCCTTCACCATATAGGTGTCGAAGCCTTTCGCCTTGACCTTAGCCAGCATGGCGTCTGCATTTGTCTTAGACTTAAAAGCGCCCGTCTGGACGCGATACAAGCCCCCAGACGGCTTTTCAGGCGCAGGCTTGATATTTGTACTCCCAAGGCGTTTGTTGACCTCAGAGGCAATCTGGGCGTGCCGTTCGTAGAGGTATGTACCGGGACAGCTCTTATTCGCGTAGTCTCGGTGCACGGTCATGTTGCAGCCGTTCTTGTGATTCACGCGGTCGGCCTTATTTGTGGACCATACAAGCTCCTTGATACCGTTTCGCTTACAAATATCAACGAGCAGGTCGATAAGCGCGGCATAGGCCTTATCCGTAACGGCGTAAGGCTCTTTGGTGTCGCTGGCGACCTCAATCGTAATTGCGCGGTTGTCGTTCGCCGCGTTCGAGGAGCACCACGAGCGGTCTTTCTCCTCAACGTACATGCCGATACGGCCGTCGTACCCGATACCGTAGTTGCTGGACGCCTGCCGAGAGGTAGGCGCGAACACGTTGCCGAGGGTTTCGACCGAGCATTGACCGACCACGCAATGGATTGTTACGGTATCGATTTTGTGGTTACGGGGGCTCGATTTATTCGGCGAGATTTTCGTATAGTTTACGAGCGGGCTGTTACTCATTTTCGGTACCTCCTTCGGTTTTAGCGTTCAGGATAGCCACGAACTTAGTAAAGGCCTCCTTGATGTACTTGCAGGCCACGAGCAGCACGGCGCCGATAATAATGAGGTCCGCAAAGAGGTCGGAATACTCCTCGGGAATTGCCCAGCCGACTTGATTTGCGAATAGGGGCAGAGTCGTGATTGCCGTGCAAAGCAGCGTCAGCCCGACCACGAAGGTCAGAATCTTGAGACCGCTCGCGATGAGCTTGTCCTTGTCAAAAGACTCATGCAGAATCTTGATGTTGTACCAGAGCGAAAAGGCGACATTCGCGAGGTACGCGGCGAGGAAGATAAGCATGGCCCAGCCGATGTTGATAAGGTTTTGCAGTACGCTTTCTAACATGTTTTCAGTCCTCCTTTGAATCATTGTATATATCAGGCCCGTACTTCTTACGGAGCTTGATTCGGTTTTCGGCTTTCGCCTTACTGTAGTAGAAGCCGGTCGCGGTAGCGAGCTCGGCAAAGATGGCGGGGATAAGATATGCAAGCGGCGAAGTGTCGCCGGTTTTCCAAACGACGGCCAAAGTAAAGACCGTTACGATACCCGTAGCGGTCCCAACAATGGCGATTATGATTTTGGAAAACTCTCGTTTCTTAACTCTCATCGGGCGGCGATACCGGCAACTCCAAGAACTTGTTATGGAGGTCGTCCATAACGCCGTTCACGCCGAGAGAGTGGTACTGCTTCCAGCAGTTTTCAAAGTTCTCCCGGGCGTAGATAGGAGCGAAGCCGCGTTCCTCCCATTTGTTGTAGTCGCTAATCATCTGCGACCTGAGCAAGGCTTGCAGTCCCGCCTTTACTGCGGCCGTGTCCAGAGCGTTCTTCTTGACGAGGGAGTGCAGGTACTTGAAGACGGCCGCAATGAGCGCAGGCGCGCCAAGAAGGCAGAGCCATTGATAAACCGTCATTCAGTAACCTCCTCCCAGCCGTAGACCCCCGGCTCCCAAACGTTATTTGCAGCAGTGCTTACCCAGTGCTTGCCGTTATGCGCCACCTTGTCGCCGAGTGCGTAGGCGTCATGCGCGCCGAGGGGCTGAGACCATTCGGGGTACTCGACCGTAGGGTCTCCGATTTCCTTCCATAGGCTTGCAGTAGCCGGCGGCGTCCAATCTGCTTGCGAGCTGTGCGCTTGTACGCAGCGGTACAGTTTTCCTTTGTAAGAGCAAATCGCCTTGACCGCATAAGCTACCGGGTATGCCCATTCTGAAAACTGCTCGGCGTGTTCCGTGAGAGTCGCGTCGTCGAGCTGTTCTGTCTCTGCCATTTTCACGAAAACAAGACTCGCAAGCTCCGGGGCCCGCGCTTTTGCGAGGGCGGTCAGATTCGCCTCAGTCGTGTAGAACTCCCCGGCATGGTAGAAGTAGAAGCCGGCGACAACTTCCGCAGGAACTTTCTCGACCTCAACGAGGGTGTGCCGGTCGCAGAGATACCCGACCTGCTGAGTAGGCCAGAAGGTGTTGGAGTCGTTCGAGTAAATTGCGTCGGCTTTGTCCTGTTCACTGAGAACAACAACGCCGTTCGCCTGCTTGCGAACATAACAGGGGTGCTCGCAGATTTCGACAATGAGATTTGCCGAGTTTGTGATTAAGTACATAGCGCTTTCCTCCATTCGATTTTATTATTCGGGTGGAATCCGAACAGTTTCTTAAAATATAGGTCCATGCGCTCGACGGCGTGGAAGCTGTTTCCTCGCTTCATGTGTCCGCGCCAGCTCTCATAGGCGCTGCAAATATCCGAGAGCGGAAATATGCGCCGGACGAACTTGCCGGCGATTTTTACGACTCTGCCCTCGATATTCCAGCGTTTGAACTTCTTGAGTTTGCGCCGGATTTTCTTGATACTCTCAAAGCTCATTTTGCGAAGGACCTTCCCGGTCTCCGTCAGCTTGAAGCGGATTTGCAGGAACTTGAAGCCCTCGCTGAGCTTCTTGATTTTCGTCTTCTTCGTATTAAGAATAATGCCGAGCGAATCGCAGACCTCTTTCATGCGAGTAAGACACTCTTTGAGGTATTCCTTGCTCGGGTGAATCAGATAGCCATCGTCCATATATCTGGCGTAGCCTTTAATGCTGAGCTTCTCTTTGATGAAGTGGTCGAGCTTGTTCGGCAGCATAAGGGCGGCAGTCTGCGAGATTTGACTTCCGAGCCCGTAACCGATGGGACCGAAGTTATCGAGACACTCATTCGCAAGAGCCCTGATTCTCACGTCATGCACGCGCTTTGCCAGCTCGCGGCTGACAGGCCAATGCTGAGCGTTGGCGAAGTAGTTGGAAAAGTCAAAGAGAAGAACATAGCCCTCACGCCCGTATTTCCTGTAGTGTCTTTGCAAGTGGCAGGAGAGGCGGTTAAGAGCGAAGTCGATTCCCTTGTTCTCAGTACTTGCGCCGTTGTCATAGATGAATGCCGGCTTGAGCGTCGGGTTGATGACCTTATCGCAAAGCGTTCTTTGAACGACTCGCTCGCTGATATGAATACTCCTGATGTGCCGCATTTTCCCTCGGTCGTAGAGGTCGAACTCGATAAAGCCTCGGCTCTTATACGTCCCATCAAGAAGCGCGCGGCGCGTTGTCGCCGTATTCGTTACAAGGTTGAAGCGGTACATTTGCGTAGAGCTTTTCCAGCTAACGCCGCGACAGCAGATATGCCCGGCCTGATATAGATTTTCATAAGAAAAGACGTCCTCAAAATCTCCGCAGGATTTGCTGAGAGCGAGGCGTCTTTCTTGCCGTTTCTTGACTCGCCTCTGATAGCGAGCCTCGTGTCTTTCTTCGCTTGTCATTAAAAATTGTCCCCTTTGTACAGTGTTGCACGCGTAAAAATAACTGCATAGTAGTACCGCCCATGAAACACGGTCCGCGTAAACCGTGCCATGCAAGCAGCGTCCGAGCGACTACATCAAAGGAGTGTTTTAGCCAAAAGGCAGGGTACGAGTCATCCTTCCATAAAGGTACTGATTTCAGCAGTTTCCCGCTTACTACGTCGGACCTGATTCCTTATGGAATCCGAAGCAAACGCCGTTGGTGTTGTTGGCGTTGTTATTGTTCGCGTTGCCGTTGCTGTTCACATTGCAGAAGTTGTTGGAGTTGCTCCCATTAGGAGAACGCTCCCACCACCAGTTCGCAGGACAAGACAACAGTATCATGACAGGACCCATATATCGGTTAGGGCAGATTCTTGAATCGTTCCTTATCCGATTTCTTTACGCCGGAAATTAGCTTAGCTTCCTCACTGATGAGGGAAGCCCACTCCTCGAGAGAATTATCGAGCCAGCGCAGCTTTTCAGGATTTTGCTTGAGAAGGTCTGCCATAATTCCGAGCTGACCGATAAGCGCCTGAAGCGTGGCGTTTGCCTCGATAAGGTGGTCCCGTCGAAGCTGAGCCTCGTGCTGATTTCCGGGAAAAACGCTGTTCGCCATTTTGACCTCATTGTAGACGGTATCAGCGAGAGCGTTTAGCTCCTGAGCGCCGTAAAAGGTGTACCTCTTCGGCATTTTCAGGCAGCATTTTCTTGTATGCACGGCGAGCTTGCGCGCAGTCTCTACGAACTGGACCGAGCTGTCTCCTCGCAGTGCTTTATAAACTGACATAGTTAGCTTTTACCTCCTACCGGGGCCACAAGGGCCCCGGATTGACTAAAGATAGTAGATTAAACACAGAAGCCGAAGCAAACGCCAATGGTGCCGCTGGCGTGGTAACGGTTCGCGTTGCCGTCGCTGCCCACAACGCAGAAGTTGCCGGAGTTGCTCCCATTAGGAGAACGCTCCCACCACCAGTACGCAGACCCGGAGCCATTAGAGAGGTACTTGATTCTATTCGCTGCAGTTGCGAAGTAACTGTACTGTGAGCCCTCACCGGCCTTCGAATAGGTAGTCGAGCCGAAAATCTCAATCTCAGAGAAGAGGAAGAGCTTCATCGAGTTTGTGTTGATAGTCGAGCTCTGACTGCCTGCAGAGGTCTTTTTATTGACGCTCTTAAGTACAGCCCGCAGGTCGGACGGCAGGGTCGGCAAAAGCGTGTTTTGCAGCCACGAGTACATTTCAGAGCCGGTAAAGCCACCGCTATTTGTATTCGAGGCATTCATTCGGCGCGTAGTTGCCATAAGGTTTTTCATGCCGAAGGCAATGCCGGCTTTGCCGCCGCTTGCGAGGTCGTCATGATTGAAGCCCATAATTACGAGCGTCAGGGTCTCGCTTCCGACCGTGATGTCCTTCGTATCGCCGACAGACCAAAGCTGAGAAGCCTTGCCTGCGGCAGAGGCCTTAGCAATCTGCGCCCACGTGTTCTTAGAGAGCACGCTGTTGAAGAACAGGCACTCGACGGAGTAGGTTTGCCCGGAGGTCGTGATTGCCACGCTTACGGGGTCAGTTGTCTCCCCGCTCTTCGTAGCGGTAACGGTATAGGTACCGGACGCGGTAATCGTCAGGGAGAGCACACCGCTTGAAGGCACCGTGCCGGAGAAGGTCTTCGTACCGTTCGTGGCGGTAACGACAGCGCCGGAGTCCGAAGTTACTTTTAGCGTCGCCGAGAAGTAAGAGAGCGAGATTTTGTACTGCTTCACATCGTCAACGACAACGCTCTCAGTCGCGGTCTGCCCGTCCTTTGTAGCCGTTACGACCCATGTACCATATCCCGTCAGGTTGAAGGTCACGGTACCGGTACTCGTAGCGGTCAAGGTCTTAGAGCCGCATTTGCAGGTAACGGAACTGCCGCTCGGAATTGTGGCGATAATCTGAGGTGGCACGCCGACCGTACCGAGCTGAGAGTTGGGAATCTTGCCGTCGTTTCCCAGAGTAGCTACACCGCCTGCCGTGCCTTTCTGAGAGGTAGGAATATAGCCGAGGGCGGGAATCTGCACGACCGGGACCTTCTTATTTGCGTCAAGGGACGCAACGCCGTTCGCTGCGGCCTTCTGCGAAGTAGGAATATAGTCGAGCGAAGGAAGCTGTCCAGAAGGGACCTTGCCGTCAGAGCCCAGACTCGCAACGCCTCCTGCTGCGCCCTTTTGAGAAGTAGGGATGTAGTCCATAGCGGGAAGCTGCCCCGAAGGGACCTTACCGTCAGAGCCGAGGCTTGCGACGCCGCCTGCTGCGCCTTTCTGTGAAGCCGGGATATAGGACAGGCTCGGAAGCTGACTCTCCTTCAGCTTGCCGGACTCGTCGAGGTCCGCCTTGTCCTTGAGTGCGGCGTCGATTTTATCCGCGTTATCATTGAGGTCTGCAATGTCCGCGAAGTCTTCCGGCGCCGGCTTTTTCAGGTTGTAGTTGTCTGTGTAGGTAGCCATTAAGTAAGTACCTCCTCCTTCAAATCTTTCCACGTGAGCGGCTTGACCTCGCTCCATTTATAGGGCTTGACCTTAGCCCACGTGTTATAAAGAAGCTCTACCGTAAAGACCATGTTGTACGGCAGAATGCGCTCAAGCGTCTCGGAGATAATCGTCTCCTGCTTCTTGACGCCGAGCGCGACTTTCACATTGACGGTAAAGGTCGCCGTCGTGATAGTCAAAACATAACCTCCCGCTCCGCAGAGAGACTCAAGCAGAGCGGCGAGGCTTTTCCTTGTGTAGGGAATATTTTCGTTGTACCGACTGAGTAGCCGGAGTTTGCGGTCGTCAAGAGTATCGGTCGCGAAGGGCGTGATACCCAGCATTTTCTCCCGGCGGGCCACGCCGTTCTCGGTAGCCTCAGAGATAAACTGGTCGTTCATGCAGTCCTCGCAGGCGTCCCAGATAGCTTGTACCTCCGGGGTCTCCGCTTCCATGATTGCCCGCATTTCCTGCACGTCTTTCAGCACATCGGGAAGATACTCTTTGAGGTCGATGGTCCTGATGTTGTTGAAATTACGCATTTGTGAACGACCCCCTCACCGCAACCGCGTCCTTATCGAGCGTGAGATTTCCCGCCTGACCGTTCAGAGTCGTGCCGGAAATATCGACGATACCGGCGAGCGCGAGGAGCCTCGACTCGATTTGCGATACGCGGACAATCAGCCCCGCCTCTTTACTCCACGTCGAGTTGAGCTCGAGATAGTAGGCGTCAAGAGCGCTCTGAATGTACGGGAGGCACTCAGTCAAGTTCCAGCCCGAGGCAAAAGTCAGGGTCGTAGAGATATTGACCGTAGTACCTGCCGCGCCGACGACCGTAACCTCATGGTCGATAGGGGCAAGGCCGATACCATCGCCGCTGTTCTGCGTCGGGTCGATGGCCGTCTGCACAGTATTGATAAGGGTATCGGAAGGCGGCTGGTAGTCGCTTCCCGTGATAACGAGCTTGACCGTTCCGGGACCTTTCCACGCACGGTAGGGCTTGCACCCGCCGACGCCGGGCAGAGCCTCGGTAACTTCGATATACTGCCCGCGATTGAAGCCGTAGGACTGATTCTCAAAGCTGTTGAGGTAGCGCAGTCTCAGGGTCTCAGTCGCTTCTTCGTCTTCACCGTTGATAACGATACTCGTCAGCTCCGCGGTCGCGAGTCCCTCGATATACTCGATGGGGATAAGCTGACCGGTGTAGCCGTTCGGGTCCGCGCCGGCGGTCTCGCAGGTAAGGTAATACTTGAGAGACTCGATTTTCTCGGTCACGGCCCAGTTGTATTTATCGCAGGAGAAGCGCGTGCCGACAGGAATATCCATGCTGAACTCACCGATACCCACGGCGCAGGTCGCCGGCAGAGGCGTGATACCGCGCTCCGCGCAGCGCATGATAAGGTAGTCTCTGCTCGCAGTGTCAGCAAAGGTCTCGTTAAGTACGGTATCGAGAGCCACATAAATCATGGCGCTCTCAAGGGAGTTCGGCGCAAGCGCGTCGAAAATAATCGAGCCCTCGCGCTTATCAAGGCTTGACGCTACGCGGGCGAGCTTCTCTTGAAGAATCGCCTCATAGGTTTTATCCTCATACATCGGTTTCCACCTCCAAATCGCCGAAAATGCTATGCACGGTAAAGGTGACGTGCACGGTCTTTTTTCCGGTCTCAAACTCGAGGCCGTCTACTGCGGTGATTCGGTCGTCCTGCAGTAGGGCCTCTGTAATGCAACGCTTAATCTCTGGAAGCGCATACTCTTTCGGCTGGCCGATAAGCTCGACGAGCTCAACGCCGTAGTTCCATGAGTAAATGAGATAGGCGTACCGCTCCGTGCTGAGAATCAGGTAAATCGCCTGCCTCAGCGACTCGAGCTCGTCTACCATGCCGCGAATACGCCCATGCTCAATATCCAGAGCGTAAGTAAGACTCGGCTGAGTCTCGACCTCAAGCGTCAAAAGGTCGTCTTCTACTTTAGGTATCATTTTGGCGCCTCCACTCTGTCTAAGATAATAAACTTCTGGCCGCCGTCGGCTCGCAGGAGAAGCACTTGCTCACCGGTCTTTAGGGCAAGGTGTACCTTGTAGGCTTTTTTGCCCTTGTAGGCGTGCTTATGACTTGCGAACTCTGCGTAGCCGCTGCCGCCGGAAGTCTCTTCTGTCTGGTGGTCCACCGTCATATAAACGGTGAAGTCCCGCACCGCGTTCGTCAAGATGAGCTGACTTGCGGTAAGCTCGAGCTTCTGGTCGACCTGTACCTTGAGCGGGGAGGCACTCGTCACCTTGCCGAGGATAAAGCTGAAGGGCTTGCCAGCGGCTACAGCCTCGACCGCGGCGCGCTTTACGTTTTCTAAAAAGCCGTTCATATCAAGTGACAAATGTACCACCTCGCAATTTCAGGTCCATCAGGTGTTGCTCTTGTTTGAACTTGTGCGTCACCGATTCGACCAGTAGGTAGCTCTGGACGTTGATGTCTCCGAGCCCCAGCTTAACAATAACGGACGAGCCCGCCCGGACTCTCGTATCGCCGAGCGCGTCGGAGATAGAGAGCGAGCGGGTTTTTGTGTTGTAGAGCTTTAGGAGCGCCTCTGCCTTTGCCGCGCCGCTTGCGGAGAGCTCGACGGTATCGGTATATTGCAGAAGGCCCCACTTGTTGATATTCGAGCTATCCTTCGCAATGAAGATTTCGCGCTTGCCCGAATTCTTGTTCTCAAAAGTAATCTTGATTTGGTTGTAGGTCTGCTTGTCGATGGTGCTCGAATAGGAGTACTCGCCGATAGTGCCGGCGTCGATAAGCAGATTCAGCTTCATGCTCTCAATGTCCTGCAGCGTCAGCTTGCCGGCTTTATCGTAGAGCACATAGAGCTTAGTTTTCGCCCGGAGCGTCTCGTCAAGCGCATTCTGGGCAATGTCAAAGAGCGTAGTGTTGTCCTCGGTCCTCGAGCCGATAACGTACCCCGTGTCCTCAAGAGTTCCCACGCTGAGGCCGAAGTCCTCGGCTATCATCTTGATAACGTCGCTCGCTTTCTTGTTCGAGTAAACATAGGTGTCCTTGTTCTTGAAGTAGCGGAGCTGGTCGTAGGCAGTAACCTCGATAACGTTCGGCGTGCGGCCCGAGCGGCTCTTTGTAAAGACAAAGCCGTAAAACATGTCCGCCCCATCGACGGACAGCTTTACGGCGTCTCCTTCCTGAAAAGACAAGACGGAATCCTTTACCACGGAAAACTTGAGCTTTCCGGGAGAGCCTTTACGGTCCCACGAAAGGCTGATACCTTCCTCAACGATGGGGTAGAGAATCGTGCTGCTGCTCTGAATGATTAAATCTACTTTACTCATGGAATCGTCAACACCTGCCCCGGGTAAATAAGGTTAGGATTCTTTATCTTGCCCTTATTCGCATTATAGATTTTTGTGTACTGCGCTCCGTTGCCGTAATACTTCTTCGCAATGTTCCAGAGGCAATCGCCCTTCTTTACGGTATAGGATTTCGTCTTAGGCTTGCTCGAAGTCTCGCGCTTCTTCTCCTCCTTAATAGTCGGCTTGCGCGCAGCCGCCGGTTTCGTAACCGTGACAGTCTTCGTCGCGTAGTCGATATACTGCTTGAGCGTCACCGAAACGGTCACGTCAGGGCCTTTTGTGGCATCCTCTGTGATGTTGTAGCTCTCAAGGCTTACTTTCATATTCGTGTCGAACAGAAGTCTCCCAGAGGGCGACACACGGCTCACGATGAAGCGGAACGGAGTCTTGCTTGTCATGTAGCTCTCGAAAACGCTGAGGTAGTAGTCAGGCCTGCGAAAGGAGTCCGCAAAAGAGTACTGCCCCAGCATAGGGAGAACAACGTCAAAGCTAATTTCGGTCAAGCCGGGAGAGCGCAGAAAGTTTATATCGCCCTCATTGACAAGGGTAAGCGTTTTGTTGTTCCCCTTGATTTTGGTCGTCAGCTTCTGCGGTGTAACCGGTAAAAGCAGACTTCCGAAGTAAAAGCTATACATTATTCATGCACCCCCTCAGCAGCGACCTCGAGCGCTTCCGCGAAGCCCTCGGTCAGAGTATTCAGCACGCCGTCAAGGTCCATATCGGAGTCAATGCGGTTAGTCATGCCGGTCATATCGATTTTGACCTCGGCGGTCGTGAAGCGATTGATTGCTTCCTGCTCCGCAAGGTCTCTCATATACTTTAGGTCCTCGGTCGTTTCCTTCAAGGACGCCGCAGCGCTTCCCGCGCTATCGTTAATGCCGGCGGTATCCGCGCCGATACTGTCGAGAGCGGTCTGCTCTGCGGAGCTGTCCGCTGCCGCGTCAGCCTTTGCCTGAGCATAAGCAGCCTGTAAGGCGTCAACCGAAGAATTGAGCTCGGCTTTCAGAGAGTCAATGTGTGCGTCTCTTCCGGCCTTCGCACTGGCGAGCTTGCTTTCATACGCGGCAAGGTCTGCTGCGCGAGCGGACTTCGCAGCCTCGTTTTCTGCGGTGGCAGTCGTCGCAAAGGTTACATGCTCGATGGCGTCGATACTCACGCCGGGGATTTTATTCAGTACCCCGATGAACTTATTGATAATATCAATGGCGCCGTTAATCATGTTCTGGAGAATCGTCAGTACAGAGACCTTCATATCTCCCATGAAGTTCGCGATTGCGACGCCAGCTTTCTGCCAGCAGAGCTTGAGCTTGTCTACGAGGTCAATGACCCAGTAGACGCCGGTAAAGAATGCGAGCTTGACCGCGTTCCAGCCCACGATAAGCGCGAGCTTGCAAATCTCCCACGCATTTTTAACGCCGCCGATAGACTGAATCCATCGATACATCGCTGCAACAAGTACGCCGATGATAAGGGCAATCCAAAGAATCGGATTCGAGAGGAGCGAAACAATAAGGGCCTGATTTGCCGCGACAGCCAGCCACTGGGCAGCGGCATGAACGACCCACGCGACGGCGAGAATGCCGACCGTAGTAGCCAGCCCTACAAGTACTGCGCTGACCATATCTGCGTTCTCCGTGAGGAAGGCGACGATATTATTCAGCCACGAGACGATGGTTGTAAGGACCGGCAGAAGCTGCTCAGCCATAACGCCGGTAAACTCAAGCCAGCTCTCAGAGAGAAGCCGGGTCTGGTTGGCGTAGCTATCCTGCGTGCGAGCGAAGTCTCCCTGCGCATCGGCGGTCGTGCTCATAAGGTAATTGTACCGGAGCATGACCTGCTCGGCCTGAGACATTTCGTTGTAGGCCGTCGTGATACCCTGCGAGAGCGCGTATGCCTCGAGGTTAGCAACCGACATGTTAATGCCGAGCTGCTTCAAGGGCTCTGTCTCGCCGGAGATACCGGAACGGATTTTCTCGAAAGCCGTTTCGAGGTCAAGGTTGTAGAACGACGCCATGTCGCCGGCAAGGCCGACCATATCTTTCGACATATCTACGATGGCGTCACCTGCAAGGCCGGAAGACTTGAGCATGGCACCGATAGTACCCGCGTACCGTTTTGCGCTTACCTCGTTCATGCCATAGGCGGCAAGACACTCTTTCGACCACGAGTTGATAGCCTCCGTAGCACTTCCGAAAGTAACGTCGACGACGTTCTGGACTTCGGCAAGGTCGGAGGCATAGTCAATTCCGGTCTTGATAGTATCAAGCGCCTTGCGGGCAATCATCACAAGTCCGATAGCTTTCGCGAGGCGGCTGAAGGCGTCGGTCGATTTATTTGTGTGGTCTTCCAACTGGTCCAGCGCGGCGCTTGCTCTCGCAAGCTCTTCGCGGGCCTCTTGAATGGAGGCGGTGTCGATAGCCCGTCCGGACGCGTCCTGCATAGCCTCGAAGCTGTTAAGTACGATATTCATCGCCTTATTGATACTCTTGAGCGGGCCGGTCATGCCGTCCGTAAGTACGAGCTGCGACTTGATAAGGGCCATAGGCCTCCTCCTTTCCGGGAGTAGGCACCGAGGCTCGACCCGGCTTTACCTCAATGCTTTTTCCCGTGTTTTGCTTTGGCAGCTTCTTCCTTCTCCTGCTCGACCTTTATATCGATAGCGGCAATAATGAACGCCTGCGTATAAGGGTCCATATCAAGGAAGACATTCGGCGGCCACTTAAACTTGTGGAGACAGTAATAGACGTAGTTCGCCTCCGGGTCGTCTCCGAGTATTAGTTTTTTGCTTCTTCCACCATTTCGTCGCCGGACTGGAAGCCGTTGACCTGCAGGACCTTAGTGGAGTAGTCCTCGAACTCGGCGGGAGTCAGCATAGTGGTGATAAGCTGCTCCGCGCCCATAACGCCATAGCTCTGCTGGAGCTCCGCGTCATTCAGATTCGGGAACACCGTGCAGCGGACGGCCACCTTTGCGAGGTAGGCGTTTGCATCAAAGTCCTGCGTAAACTGAGCCTTGCGGCCGGGTACTGGAACGGTGCGCATGCAGGCCTTTCTCAGGCCCGCGTTCTCTGCTGCGGTAATGCAGCAGATTTCCCACGGCACAGCCTCGCCGGTATCAGGGTCAACGAAGCGGTCAGAAGCGATAAAGGTAACGTTGTCGATTTTCTTTGCGTTCTGAGCAAGGAACGCAGTCAGATTCTTAGCCATAATAAAATACCTCCTGTTTTATGTTGGTTTACTGCATGCCGTTCAGCAAGCTAAAGGTCTCGGGCATTTCCCAGTCGTCGAAGGTGCCCTCGAGTTCCTCGTCGAGAGTCTCGGCGTCGGCGTCAAACTTCGCCAGAATACCGCCCTTAGTGAGGCAGTTCTTCAAGATGATAGTCTGGCGGCCGACAGAAGCGGTCGGGTCTTCGTTCGCGACCTGAATATCGAACGTAGGCATAAAGCCGGTACGCTTATACTCGAGGAGCATTTTGCGGAAAACGGACTGGTTGTAGTGGGCGGTGCCGCTCCACGTGCCGGACCAGCCGGTCGGCTTGTTGCCCTTGCCGGACTTGCCGAGGATAGGCACCTCAGCTACGGAGATGTCCATTTTGGACTCGAAGGAATAGAGCTGCATAAAGCAATATCTGTTGCCGTCGGCCAGTGTGATATACGCGGAAGCCTGAGAGCCCGCAATCGCGTCGAGTGCGTTCATAATAGGCTGAGCCATAATTCAAACCTCCTTACATGATGATAACGCTCATATAGAGCTGAGCCATAGCGTTCACGACGTTCAGGTCCTTCACGGTGCAAAGGACGGCCTTCTTCGTGTCGCCCTGCTCCACGGTTACGCTGTCGGGGTCGAAGTCCTCGATAGCGCGAATAGACTCGAGGTCCTGATGGAGCTTGCAAATATCGTTCCAGAGAGCGATTCTGCCCGCCGCATCGTTCGGCACGGTGCCGAGGTAGCGCGTGTTGAAGAGGACCGCCGTATCGTTCGCAATCTGGTCGCAGACGCGGATAGTCTGATTCGACTTGAAGACGTCGCCCTTCGTGTCGGAGACAGTAATCAGGGAATCGATGTCCTCGAGAATGCGAACGTCGCCGTTGACGTTGTGGAACATCAAGCGGCCGGCCTTGATTGCTGCCTCGAGCTCGGCCTGTGTTCTGTCTACGTCGACGGTGAGCTCGCCGTCGTACTTCTTGTTTGTGTTGGACTTGTTCACAGCGCAGCCCGCAGACGCGCCGGTCATCCAGTACACGAGGCCATACTGACCGAGGCCAGAAATGCCGGAATCGTAGTCCGTCACCTTGCTGCCGATTTCGATAACGCCCTCATAGTCTGCGAGCTTCTCGTTGGAATCGAGGTTGAAGATAACAGTCTGGAACTTCGCGCCGACCTCGTCGCGGAGGCGCTTTGTGTAGTTGATATACAGCTTGATAGTAGTCGAGTCGTCGGACGGGCAGCCGAGAGTATTGAAGCTGTAGCTTTCAAACTTATCGAGCGCTGCCTGATGAGCCGCAGCGTTTGCCGTGCCGTTCGTACCACTGGTGAGCGGGGTCTTCGCAGTCGCAGCGAGAGACGCAGTAGTCTTCCACGTTACGAAGTCGTTATCCTTGAGCGCGGTAGCCGCAGCCACGGTTTGCGTATCGAGGAGAGTCGTATCGTAGTAGAGGCTGACGTCAAAGAGGTCAGCATTGTCGGCGTTCGCTGCGATAACCACATAGAGCTTGTTGCCGGCAATGCCGGAATACTTTGCCGTGCAGTAAGCGCAGGCAGCCTTAGCACCTCCGCCGTTCAGGCGATAGGCGTAGAGGGTCTGCGTATACTGGAAGAGCTCGCGCAGAGGCAGCAACGCATCGTCGGTGTACGCATGACCGAAAATCTTAAGGCTGTTCTTCTGGAAGTCGCCGCTCGTCACGGTAAAGACCGTGCTGTCGGGACCCCAGTCCAGCATAAGAGGCATAGCCGCGTAACCTCTGTCGGAGAGAGTAGCGGACGCCTTAGCCACGCTGGAAAAGTTGATATACGTACCGGGGAGTACCTTATTCTGTACTGCCCAGATTCCACCGCCAAGGGCCATATTATTTCACCTTGCCTTTCATAAAGTTTTCGATAGCGGTATCGACCTCTTCGAGGGTGTACCACTTACCGTCTTCCAAAAGCGCGCCCAGAAGGTCACGGCGCTTAGCGTAGCGCTGAGACCTCAAAAGCTGCTCTTTGGAGTGAGTAGGAGCAGCGGGCTTTGCCGCCGCAGTAGCTTTCGCCATATCAGTTTCCTCCTTGTTCAATTTTCAGAGTTCCCATCTTGAACTCCTCAGCCGTCTTATACGTGAAGTGGTTATAGGAGACGAGGAAGTGAAGCACTCCGTCTGTCACCTGAAAACTCATATCCGTACCACGCAGCTTATCGCCGCCGGGCAGGTCAATCACTTCAAGCACTTCGGTGAGGGTATCTGCCACGCCGTAGCAGTCCTCACACCCGGACTTCGGAAAGTAGAGAACATCGAAACGAGGAAGGCGTTTCTTGCGCTGCGCCGGGTAGTCCGTGACCTCGGCGTTAACCAAAAGCACAATAAAAGCAGGTTGCCGAAGCCCCTGCTTTACTGCGTTTGATTCGATATGACTGCCGGGAAAAGCGGACCGCAGGGCCAGCGTGATTCCGTCTAAGATAATGTTTGTACTAACTTCCGCCATTGCAGACCTCCTTCAGCTTTCGGAGCACCATCTTCTCAAGCACAGACGGGGCAATTCGTTTCAGCTTTTCCTCGGAGATAGTCAGCATGTACCGGCCCTCGACCCAACCGCCGCTTACGGTACGGTGACCGAACTCGACATACGAGGCGTACTCGACCGGATTTATGATTTCGACCATATACGTATTCCCGGACTTTGTAACGGTTAGGGACTGCGCATACTCACGCCCGGCTTTGCCGTTCTTAGCGCCCCAGCCTCGGCGGAGGGTGCCGCCTTTCTTACCCGAGCCTTTCGGGTATTTGCCGACCGGGGTAGCCGGAATAACGAGAGCCAGAAGTCTTGCGGCAAGCTCTTTGCTGCAAGCCACGCAGAGGTCGTCCATCTCAGAGTCGCTCAGCTTTTCAAAGCCTTTCGCAAACTCCCTGAACTGAGAGAAGTCGCAGCGTCCCCAGCGGGACATTAGGCGTACTCCTTGAACGGGACGAGCGGTATCTCCTGATGACAGCTATAGACCGCAGGCTCGCCAGACCTCGCATAAGCGGTAGTCCGGCCTTCCTGCGTTACGACTATCTTAGAGCCCGCCGGGATTTCCGCAGTCTTCGAGATAAAGAGCTTGACCGACTGCTGAATCAGCGGTGCGCTGTCCTGCTCGGTCGTGCTTGAGATACTTGAGAAGGACAAACGGCAGGGCTCACCATGGAGCTTCTGGACCTCCGTGGGCTCGTCCCGGCCGTTTGCCTTATTTACCGCTGTCTCGAGGACATAAACGTCGCAGAGGCCGTCCCAGAGCCTCCGTAGAGCATCCTGATAGCTTTTCACCACACCAACCTCCTAAACGCCGCGATAAGCTCCGCGTCAGGGGTTACCATCTTTGCGAGCATTGCGTCAAACTGGTCCTCGAAGGAGCCGGTATCTGCAATCGCAAAGGTGACGGAGGTGTCGCCCTCAGAAATGCTCTTAGCCGGCGCGTTGAAGTCGTAGACCTCAGAGAGAGCGCCGGAAGCCTTCTTGTCTGTGAGGAACATGCCCGCAGCCATATCCGCCCAGACATAGAAAAGGCCCTCGGGTACTTCGAGCTGATTCGTTCGTACCTTTAGGGTCGTCTCGGCTTTCTTAATATTGTAATCAAGCGCCGCGCTGTCGGTCTCGGTTAGTGTATAACCGAGGGCTGACAGTCGGGCGGTTACTGCCGCGAGTATCTCCATAGGCCTTAACCTCTGGAGAAGATACGCGCGATAGGAATGGCCTTGTGGTTGATGTAGGAGCGCTGAGACGCAGTAGCCTCACCAGAATGCACCAGTGCCCAGTTTGCGCCGTTCTTGAGCTCGGTATCAGTAGGAGACAGAGAAGTCTGAGAAGTCTTCTCATAAGAGATACCATAAGGCGCAAAGACCTTGCGCTGACGAGTGTACAGAGTGTCCTCGCCGCCGTGAGTCTTCGGGTCACGGCTCATTTCATACGGCACCTTCGCGCCAATATCCTCATAGGAAATAGCGCCCTCGCCGAGAATGTAAGTCGTGTACTGAGTACCGGCGACAACATAATCACCAGCAGCCAGAGTCTTGCCGCCGAAGTACGGGGTAACCTTAGACAGGAGAATCTCACCTGCCGCAGGAGTACCAGAAGCGACAATCTTCAATGCGCCGTCCGCGCCCTCAGCAGAATCGAAGTAGCCTTCGGCAGCGGGCATGTCATCGTCGACAACAACGAGCTTGCCGTTCCACGTACCGAGCTCGAGGTCACGGGTAATGCCGTCCTTGTCAGTGTACTTGAGACGCTCAATCAGATTGAGATTCTCAAGGCCGGTAGAAACATCAGAGTGCATGAACACGAGCTTGAACTTCTTCTTGTTTGCGCCGCAGGCCTTGTTCGCCGCGGTGTTCAGAGTAGAGGCAGCCATCGCACCGGCGCCCACGCCTGTAACATCGAGAGTGTGCTTAGTGACGAACTCCTTGCTCTTCGTGTCGGTCATGGAGAAAATGCCGGCGAGAATAGCGAGAATCGTGTTCTGGTCCAGATGGTCTTTATACTCAGCGACCTGCTGACTAATGTTACCCATAAAGTCAACGCCGCCGGTAATGTCATAGGAGAAGTCGCGCTCGGTCCAAGCCTTCGCACGGCCGACGACAACGACGCCCTGCTCGAAGGTCTTAGTAGAGGTTGCGGTAATGTCGGTCTGACCGTCGTAGTTTACGGCGTCGCCGTCAATCAGACCACGCATAGCCAGACGCGCATAGGCGGTACCGTTCTGCGCGGTAAACACGCCGCGAATGTCGGGATTGCCCGCAAGGGCACGAGACTTCTTGAGCTCGTTCAGGTTGAGGTTAGGAACGCGGTCCACCATGTACTTGAACGCCTCAGCATTGAAGCTCTTAGAATCAAACTTGCTGTTTGCCATAGTAAAATCGTCCTTTCATATTAAAGTTTTGCGTCAGGATTTTCAGCGAGATATGCGCAGAGTTCCTCATAGGTCATAGTCTCCGGCTTTTTATCGCTGGAAGGCGCAGGGTCTCCGCTCTCGCCGGGCTTAAAGCCCTTAAAGTCGTTTTTCTGCTTCTGGGTATCGAACATAAAGCCGCTATCGGGCGCCTCGGCCAACTTCTTAATCTGGTCGGCCAGACCCTTCACGGTGCCGTCAGCGTCAAGCTCAGCCTTATCAAGGTCGAGCAGTGCCTTCACGGCCTTTACGTTCTTCGCTTTGGCAGCAGACAGAGCCAGCTCAACGGCGGTATCGATTTTGAGGCGCTTGATTTCCGTCTCATGGGCCTTCGTCGCTGTTGCATTCTCGGTCTGGAGAGTAGCGATTTGCGTCTTGAGCGCCTCGACGTCGCCGGTAGAGGCCTTAAGGGTCTCAAGCTGCTTGTCGCGCTCCTTGACGGTATCGGCGAGAGCCTTCTTCTCAGTGTTCAGAGTATTGAAGTCTGCGCGCGCCACGAAGTTCTTGCCGATTTCCTCAGAGACCTTTTTATCAATCTCTTCGGAGTACGCTTCTCCCAAAATAGTTTTCAGCCAGTCCAACATTTTGTCCTCCTGTCTCCCGCTGTCCTTTTTATCCGGCCAGTCCCGGTATCGCGGGTACGCTATTTGTTGTCCGCCGCGTAAGGCGGTAATTTTTGTATGAAAAAAGCGCCTCCTGCTAAAAAGCAGGGACGCTCTAATCAACTATTGCTTCTGTGGGGCTCCACGGTCTCCCGTGTCGCGTTTTAACTGAGGGGCCCTTAGATTTACCCTCTGAAAAAATCGGACTCAAATCAGGAGCCTTCTGGCTCGCCTGAATATCGACCGCACTTTTCACATACCTTGAGGGCCTTATCCCAGTCGGGAACGATGTCACCCTCAAGAAGAATATCGTCGGTAGCGATATTGCAAAGTTCCCAGCAATAGCCCCAATCAATTTCCTTATTCAATAAAGGGCACTTGACCTTATTTTGCTCGGACATGTTTCATCACCTCGTCGTATAGCAGTTTGCCGCGTTCGTCCAGTTGGCCGGCGGTACCAATCTCGCCGTTATTATCAAGGACCGCAAAGCCCCCGCTTGTGTAGAAGGCGTATTGCGTGCCTCTGCGCTGTTTGAGCGCGAAGTCTGCGTTATCAATAATATTCTGAGTCCATTCTAAGGTTATACCGCGAGAAGCAAACCGTTTTTCGGCGTGCTCATTCGCTTTGATAGCAACTCGGCCCATAGGCGGGGCGACCAGAGTTCCGGTCGTTCGGACTTTACCCTCATCGTGGAGAGCCTTGACCGCTTTATGCGCTGTCCAAAAGCGCTTATCACTTGTGGGATTCGCGCCTTTATACCGGTAGTAGCCGGTAAGGTCCTTATAGTCTTCAGAATTATACTTTAACTGTTGAAAAGCCGCAAAGCTCTTAGGCGCGTCTGCACCGAGTCGAGCCTTGTAGTTCTCATACTGCTTTTTATCAGCAGTTTCATTATACCACATATTTTTGAACTTTTCCACGGTACCAGTGCCATAGGCGCCGTCTTGTCTCGCTTTCCAGTCCTTATATGTCATATCCTTCGGAATATCGAAGCTCTCGCCGGTCTTCACGTCTCTCGCGAAGCGGTCTCCGAGACCTTGCATATCCTCGTAGTAGGGGGCAGTCGTGCCACGGCACCACGGATGAAAAGGCGGCGCGGTAACGCCGACTTGATACTCACTCATAGGATAGACCTTACCGTCAAGCCCTGCGCAGAGGCTGCAAGTCTCGTTGTCAAGGGTTTCCACGATAACGTACTTCTCGACGCCGAGGTCTTTGAAGCAGTCCTTGCGGGCCTCGTTCGCGAAGGCGGCGCTCTCGGTCATAACCAGACGCCCGGCCTGCGACTTAGAGACCTGAAAGCGGTCGGAAATAGTCTTGATGGCTTTATCCGGAGCTGCACCTCGCATTATCATCTGGGTGAGCTGCGTGTTGACACTGTTGACGAGCGCCTGCTTGTTCGCCCAGATTCTATCGCTGAAAGTCTGGCCGTCTAAGGTCCATGGCTGCGAGAGTACTTTGCTGATAGCTTCATCGGTCAGCCCGTGGAGCGTCCAGCCGACCCCTATGCCCTTTTGGAGCTCAAAGGCGGTATGATAATAGCCTCGCTGGTAAACCTCGCTCAGAGACGAATTAAGAGCCTCTGTCTGCGCCCCGTGTAAGACCTCGGCCTGCTCCTGTAGCTGAAGCTTCAAACTGTCAAGCCTTGACACGTGGACGCGGGCAGAAGCATTCTTAAGCTGCTTGAGCCACGCCTGAGAGACCGCGTTCTCTTGACCGTGTTTTATATACTCTTCAACGGTCCACCGGAACTCGTCAAGCTCTTGCGTGGTAAGCAGCTTATTCGCCTCGGCGAGCGTCATGCCGTTTTCGGCCGCAAACCGCTGATACCATCTCGCGATTTGCGATTCTATATCCTGAATAGCGGTCGCATATTGCCGCTCGAGGTTTTTAACGTAGTCGTACCCCTTATCAAGCAGAGACTCTTCAAGAATCCGCATACGGTTGGCCCAGTATTTATCATTCCTCATTTACTGGGTCACCGCCTTCGGGATTGCGCAAAGCCTGCGCCTGCTCAAAAGCCGCTCGGTAGGGGTCCGTTTCCTCTTTTTGCTTTTCGAGTCGTTCAAGCTCCGCCGCGGGGTCATCGACCCACGGGTGCATAGCTACGATGGTCTCATCGGAAATAATACCAACGGACTTAGAGCAGTTATCAATGGCCTCGGACTCGTTGATAAGAATATCGCGGTTGAAGATGACCGTAATATCCTCGCTCTCATACGAGCCCTTGCCGGTGTTGGCGAGGTAGGTATTGACAAACCAGAGGATTTCCTCAAAGGCCGCCTGCAGCTCGGTTTCCATCGCGTTCGCGTCAAGGTCGATGTCGCAGTACATGCTCTGAATGTTCATCTGATTCGGCGTACCGGAGAGACGGTCGTCCTTTGCATCATAGCTACGGAGGTTTTCAATGAGCGCCTTTTTCAGAAGCTCGAGGACGGTCTTATAGTTCTCGGCGTTCACCGTAATTTCAAGACTGTCCACGCCGCCGTCAGTACCCTCGACCGTGCGGACCTTGATAGCTCCGTAGGTCGTGAGGTTGCGCCGGAACTCGCCGAGGTCCTGTCCGTCGTAGTTCTTGAGCACGAGGACGGTATTGCGGACGTCTTCCTCCATGTTGTTCACGAAGTCGGATTGCAGGAGGTTGATAGCGTCCTGCAAGGAACGACCGCGGCGAATGAGAGGGACTTCCTTCGGGTTGTACTTGATAGGGATAAGGGGGAAGCGCTCCCAGTTCAAGGGCTGCTCGTTACCCTTGCTGTCTTTTACCCTAACATACGCCTGCTTCTCGGTGTCCGGCATAAGTACGCCGTTCTCGAAGATATAGGTCGTCACGCCTTCCAGCGTGAAGAGGTCGACCTTCTTAACGATTTTCTTCTCGGTACCGTAGTAGACCTCGACCGGGTAAAGGCGAAGAGCGGAGTCAAGCTCGGTATGAGCTGCGTCCGCCCAGAACGGCATAATCTCGTAGCCGGGGAATACCCGGAACGCGAGCTCGCCGTTTTTATTGTAGTAGGGATAAAGCCACGAGATACCCGCGTTGAGGCACTCGACTCCCGCGCTCTTGAGAGTACGCATAAACCGCATGCCGAGTACCTTCTTGACCTCAGCTGCGTAGTCGTCATTCTCACAGGAAAAGGAAATAGGCTGACCGAGAAGGTAGTTTGCCTTCTGGTCAACGTGTTTCGCATACTGGTTATCCACAATACGGTTGTTCGGGAGATTCTCAATCACAATCAGCTTACCGTCGGGGCCGATAGCCGTGCGCTGGCGTTTAAGAATGTCATGGTCTCCGGTATAATACCGGTCGCCGTCAATCATTTCGCGCCGCTCGGGCGAGGTCTCCCAGTCGGTAAGCTCTTTTGCGTAGAACTCAAGCTCGGTCATAGGCCTGCCGGCGCGGAGGCGCAAATTGAAAAACTCCTGCTCGATAGGCTTCTTGAATAAGGGCATTTATCGCACCTCCTTAAAAACTGAATCTCGACGGCTGGAACGCGGCACGAACGAAGTAGCGCGTATCATCCATGGCGTGGTCGTCGGTTTTGAGTGGCCGGTCTTCGGCAGCTTTTTCGTCCCACCGATATAAACCGAACTCTCTTATGCAGTCCGTGCAGCAGTCGCAAAAGAAGATGTCGCCGGCGTTCAGCCGGGTAGCAACATCGCGAATGCCGTCAAGGACTCTATTGCTTGCCTGCTCGACCATAAAGCGGTCATGTCGGCGTATGACCTCGATAAACGAGGCGGCGGACGGGTCAACGATGATTTTCCGAATCGAGAGGTCTCCCGCAAGCTCTTCAATAGCTGCGTAATGCTCCTCGTCCGTTCGCTGATACCGTTCCTTGCGTCCGTCGTAGTAGTACTCTCGGACGCGGTACCATTTTCCCTCGCAGAGCCCCCAGAGCCCGGCCGAAGTCGGGTTTAAGGTGCCGTAGTCGCAGGAGATAAGGTACTCCTCGTACTCGCGAGGCACGGAAGGGACTACATGATAGTCCTTATTAAACATTGTATATATCAAGCCCTCTGCGACGGTCCAGAGACCGCGGATATACCGGTCGTAGAACACGCCGGAGTACATACCCTCGTATCGGGCTTTGATTTTCTCATCAAGGCTGAGGTTGTCGTCCATCGTAAAATGCAGGTAGAGCATATTGCGCTCCGCTGCTTTACGAATCCACTCTTTATAAAACCAGTGGCCCGGAGACTCGGGGTTGCAGTTAAACCAGAACTTAGACCCGGAGACCGAACAACGCGCCATAGCCTGCTCTACGAAAGAGCGGGGCATAAGCGCGACCTCGTCGAAGAGGACTCCGGCCAAAGTAATGCCCTGAATAAGGGTGTAGCTGGATTCGTCCCGCCCTCCGAAGAGGTAGTAGGTATTAGAGCGATTGCCGATAGTGACGACCATTTTATTCTCGCTGCGGCGCTCAGTAACCTCGAACATGCCCTCAAGCCATGTGGGAATATGGACGATAACGTTACGCCGAAGCGCTTCAATCGTGCGGCCGCAGATAGCGAAGTTCTGTTTATCGAAGCTCGCCATGCTCCACATGATAAAGCCGATAGCCATTGAGACCGTCTTGCCGGAACGGATTGACCCGTCGCAGATAAGTCCGTCTTTATTCTGGTGTTCCGGTTTCGTCCACCAGAAGAGGGTCGCATTCTGCCGAGGACTGAAGCTCTGGTATTGCACTCAGGTCAACCTCCTTTCCGGCAGCGTGAATCGCCTCGAAGAAGTTGGTCTCCTTCGCGTCAGACGACTTAATTGCCTCATTAGCTGTATATTTGTCAATGACGATACCCATAGCGGTAGCAAGCTGATTGACCGTTGCGGCAGCGAGCTTGTCTTCGTCGCCCATTGCTACAAGCAGCTTGTCAATCAGTCCGCAGACGTCATTTTTCTTAGAATCCATAAAGGCCAGAATGCTTGCCGTATTCTCAGCCTTTTTTTGTGCGACCTTTTGCGTTAGCGTTGTGTCGCTTTTCAAAACGCGCTGAATCGTAGTCGTAGAGACGCCGTATTTCGCGGCCAATGCCCGAATACTCGAGCCGTTCACCGATTCAGCTATAATCTTTTTTCCGTTGCTTATCGGTCAGCTTAGCCACGTTCGTCCCTCCCTCGTTAGTTGTTGCTAACCTCCATTCATAATAATAGACGGAGCACTGCACCGGAGGCCCGCGCAGTGCTCCGCCCGCGATACCGGAAGTCCCGATAACGCAGAAAAAGCCGGACTTCCATCCGACTTTTCCACTTTATATTATAACGCATGTTCGGCGTGAATTAACGCGCTTTCGGTAAAAATTGTGAGAGCTTTTTTATGAAGAGTCATCGTCCAGCGGAAAGTGATGTCAAGCCGCACTGCAATTTCCTCCCACTTGAGATACTTAAGATACCTCATCTCTAACAGAGCATTAAGAGTAGGGTCAGTAACCGCCTGATTGATGGCTCTGCCAATTTCAAGCTCGATAGCCGCAAGTTCGTAAATCTCCGCTTTGATTTCCGACTGCAAATCGACGATAGCGCAAGCAGCGTCCTCGACCTTCTTCGATGGGGTAGAAGAGAATGTGGCTACCGGCTTAATCTCAGCCGTAATAGACTCAGCCCTGCGTCGCCACTCGTCGATACGCTCCTCCTTAACCTTTATTCGTTCTTTGGACCTATACCCTCTGTTGAGGAAGTCCTTTGCTTCCTGTAGCGTCATTTTGATACCTCCTTGATTCTGGCTTTCAATGCCTCGAGGCAAGCGTTCTGCCTTACCTCCTTTGGCGCGAGTATGTCGTCTAAGACACGGTAGTCATAGGTACCCTTCATCAGGATATGATGAATCAGGACCGTTTTCTTTTGCCCCGGACGGTGCAGCCGTTTGTTTGCCTGCTGGTAAAGCTCGAGACTGGTAGGAAGTCCGTACCATATCGCGATATGACCTCCCGCCTGCAAGTTCAGACCGTGACCCGCGCTCGCGGGGTGAGCAAGCATAATCGGAATCTTGCCCTCATTCCAGCGGACGACCGCACCGTCGTCTTTAATGTCTACTGCTTCCGGGTATCGCTCCATGATTCTGTCGCGCTCATGCCGAAAGGCGTAGAACACCAAAACGGGTTGACCGTTCGCTTCTTCAATAAGCTGGTCTAAAGCCTCGAGCTTGCAGTCGTGCAGGACCTTGACGTTGCCGTTCTCGTCATAGGCCGCTCCGCCCGCAGCCTGCAAGAGCTTATTCGTCAGGACCGCTGCGGTCGGTGCGTCGATGTCGCCGTCCGCGAACGGGAGAAGAGTGTCCCGCTCAAGAGTCTTATAAAGCTCCATCGCCTCTGGGGTAAGCTCGAACTCACGACGGAGAAAAAGCCTGTCCGGTAACTGCAAGTAGTCTGCCGCATTCATACTGATACAGAGCTTGCCGATTTTCTCATAGATAAGCTCCTCTGCGCCGTCTTTCGGTTTCCATGAGAAAATAGTCGTGGCGTTCCGCTTGTCCGGGACGAAGTAGGTATCGCGGTAGCCTGTCAGAGTTTTGCCGAGAGCCTTACCCTCGTCAAGCAGGTACATTTCCGGCCATAGGTCAAGCAGCCCATTCGGCGAAGGCGTGCCGGTAAGACCGACAATCCGCTTGATGTACTTCCGTACCTTCTTAAGAGCTCGGAAGCGCTGCGCCTTGCTGGACTTGAAGCTC